CGGACATCCTGCTCAGCGGTTTTGGCGAGGAAGACGTCGAAAATCTGATGAGGCCGATCGACATCGACTTCGACGTGGCCTTCGCCAAGATCCCGGACGACGACGAAACCGAGGAAGGCCAGATGACTTTCAACCTGAGCAGGAGGCAATACAACCGCGTGACCGAGGCCTTGGAAAAGGCGCAGGCGCGCTTCAAGTCGCCGACCGGAAAAAGCGAGGCCGAAACCTGGGGCTTTGCCCTGATAAAGATTTGCCAAAACTATGGAAAACAAAATGACCAAGGTCTCGGAGCTTAGGAAGCTGGAGGCCGAATATAACCCGCGCAAGATAACCGAAAAGGCCATGGAAAAACTGAAGGTTAGTATCAAGCGCTTCGGCTTCGTCCTGCCGATCATCGTGAACAAGCGGACGAACCGGATCGTGGGAGGCCACCAGCGCGTGACAGCTGCCGAGCAACTCGGGATCAAGGAGGTGCCAACATTTTATGTCGACCTAAGCGAAAGCGACGAGATGATTGTCAACTTGGCGCTGAACAAGATCAGGGGGAACTTCGAGGCTGAAAAGCTGAACGCCCTGCTGGACGAATTTATGAAGGAAGGCCTGGACATCGAGGCGTCGGGCTTCGACGAGGTGGAAATCCAGGAAGTGATCGACTCGCTGAAGCTGGACGACGACGAGCCAGCCCCGGACTTCCTGCAGATTGCCTTCAAGCTAAACGTGCGTGAGCGCAAGAACATTACCGACACCCTGCGCCTGATCAGGAAGACCCAGGACTTGAAACGCTATGAGGACGACAACAGGAATGCGAACGGCAATGCCCTCTTTTTCCTCTGTGATCAATATCTCGAAAGCCTGTAGAAAAACCCCACCACTCCCCCGCCCCTCCGCTTCCCCTCCGCAAAAATGGCCGAAAATTGAGGTTTTGCGAGGCGTAGCAGGGAAGGGAATATAGCAAATATGACAAAAGAAAAAAACAATGAGCCGAACACGAGGGGAAAGGAACGCAACGGTCGCGCCAAGGAATACATCGCGCCGTCCGGACTTTCCGAGGGCGAGAGCGCGAAGGACATGGAGATCAAGACGATCCACGCGAGCATCGCGAACGAATTCGTGCGCAAGCAACACTACAGCGGAAAAATAGCGGTCAATTCCTGCCTGCACTTCGGCGTCTTTTGGAAAGGCGAGCTGGAAGGCGTCCTGCAATACGGCAGCTCCCTGGACAAGCGCAAGATCGTGGGGCTGGTAAAGGACACGGGCTGGAACCAATTCCTGGAGCTGAATCGCATGGCATTTTCTCAGGCGCTTCCAAGAAACTCGGAAAGCCGGGCGCTGGCAATAACAATGAAGCTGATCCGCCGACATCTGCCGAGGATCAAGTGGGTGGTGAGCTTCGCGGACGCCACGCAATGCGGGAGCGGGACGATTTACCGGGCGTCAGGGTTTGTTTTAACAGGTATTAGGCCAAACTCTAGCATCGTTTATGTTCCAGCAATGAACGAAGCGTTTACCAAGCTCACCTTCACCACACTAAAAAGCCACGCCGTCTACGATCGAATTAAAAGGGTCATGGGGATCGACATCGTGAAGGAAGCGCGGGGCGCGGCGAGCATGAAGGCGATCATCGAAAAGCTGGGCGCACAGGTTCTCAAAGGCTACCAAATACGGTATATTTACTTCATAGACCAGACCTATCGGGAAAAGCTAACGGTTCCTGAGATTCCATTTTCAAGGATTAGGGAATTGAACCTGCCAGACGGGGTGGTCTAACTGACGGGGCGATCGTTTATCGTTAAGACGGGCTCCTTCCCGGAGCCACAAGGCGGTTCAACTCCGACCTCGCCCCTCCAAAAAAACTATGCCAGCACCAAAAAGAGTACCCAAGACGACAAAAAAGGAACGCAAGGATTTGCTGGCCTTTTTTATTGAAACCTTAAAAAAAGAGGGGGTCGACTTCGGCGATAAGAAGGGCAAGGCGACATACGACCGCCTGGGACGCCCGACCAAGATGACCGAGGAAACCCTCAAGAAGCTGGAGCAGGCCTACAAGTTTGGCTGCAATAAGACGGAAGCCTGCGAATTCGCGGAGATTTCCTTCGACACCCTGAATGATTTTGAACACAAGCACCCAGAGTTTCTCCAACTAATGGACGCATGGAAGGACAACAACGTCATCATTTCGCGCGCGATCATTTCAAAAAAACTGGCTACCGAACAAAACGAATCGACGGCCTGGGCTTACCTGAGGGCGAAGCGCAAGTCTGAATTTGCCGAACAGCACAACGTGGCACAGGCCGGGGTTGTGACGATCGAGGACTTGGAAGCCGCCGCCGAAGGGATCGAGATCGACGAAACGATCGTCGAGGAATAAAAGCTATATGTTGAGAAAGGTGCATCCAAGGGATGCCGCGACCTTTTGGGACAAGCGGTGGCGACTGGAGCATCTTTACAAGATCAAGACCGAGGATCGAAAGCTCAAGGCGCTGGACATGAGGAATCGACCAGTGCAAGAGATACTTTACTCGTTAGCCGAAGCCAAAAAACACCGTGGCATTAGAATTATCAACCTGAAAGCCCGCAAGGAAGGCGTGACAACCTTCTGGGGGCTTTATTATTTAGATGACACATTAATCACCCCGAACACCGTCTCGTGTATTTTGGCACACAAAGAAAAGGATGTGCATAAGATTTTTAACATCGTACAGACGGCTTATCACAACATGCCAGAAGGGGTGGCACTGCAGAACGGCCGGACTTGGTACAAACCGACGGCAAGTTATGACAACCGCAACGAGCTGGTTTTTAACAATATAAACTCGATGATTTATGTCGGATTGGAAAGCCGTGGAAACACGAACAACAACCTGCATGTCTCGGAAGCACATCACATACCGAATGCCGAGGAACGCATGGCGGCCTCTTTAGAATCTGTTCCGAACATCGAAACAGGATCGAACATAACAATTGAAACGACCGGCAATGGAGTGGGTGGTTGGTTTTATGATCTATGGCAGGATTCAAAGGCACACAAAAACGAATTCGACCCGCAGTTTTTTCCTTGGTTTTTGAAACCGAGCAACCGTCTGACAATTCCGTCGGACTTTTACCCGACATCAAAAGAACAAGAGATGGTCGTGCGGGTGGCTGAAACTTACGGAGTAATACTCACACCAGAGCAAATATTCTGGCATCGACAAACCAGTGCGCGCCAGAAGCGATACATGAATCAAGAACACCCGACATTCGATGACGATGCTTTTCTTTTTTCTGGCTTGCTCGTTTTTGATCCAGAAGTTATTAAACGCATACAACCAAAAGAACCCATTCGGATTTTACGAAATGGTACGCGTATTTTTGTAGACCCGAAACACGGCCGGCGTTATGTAGAAGGTGCGGATGTGGCGGAAGGCATAGGCGGGGATTCAAGCGTGGGCGAGATTTATGACGCCGTTACGCTCGAGCAAGTGGCCGAATATGAATCATCGGCAATAGCACCTGGCGAATTTGCTCAGGTTTTGGCGGATAATGGACGACTTTACAACGAAGCACTGATAGCAATCGAACGAAATAACCACGGCCACACGACAATCGACCGGATCAAAAACAAATACACAAGACTATTTATGGGGGCGCACTTTGACGAACGAACACAAAAACGGACGGCAAAAATCGGCTGGGAAACCAACTCGCACACACGCGACCTTATGCTGGATGAAATGCAGGAACTCATAGAGGACGGGACTGTCAAAGTGAATTCTGTTATACTTAAAGGTGAACTAATTACTTTTATCACCAACGAGGACGGGAAACGAGAAGCAAAAAGCGGTTTTCACGACGACACAATAATGGCCTCGGCAATCGCAATCAAAGTGGCGAGAATGCCAAAATCTTCATACGGCGTTTTTGAAATCAACTAATAACTATGCCAAACAAAACATACGGATTGATTGACCGAGTAGCTCAATCAATCAAAGCAGGCGTTCTTGCGTGGGGCGGAGCGCAAACGAGTAGCACCTCGCTACAATCTGAAATCGCCGCAACACTTATCGGCGGGGTTCCTGTTAGCCAGATCAGACTTTCTACTGATTCGTTATTTACCATTTGGCGCAACCATGGTGATGTTTATGGCGCAGTACGAGAACTGACGCAATCGGTCGGGGTTGCCGGCTGGTATTGGGAAAATGTGGCTGATCCTGAAAAAGACCCAAACTCGGCCAGTGTCAAAAAAGCCGAGGAAATACTTGGTAAAAACCAAACAATACGGCAATGGCTAAAAGAGATGATCACCGACGCCAATGTCGGCGGTAACGCCTATTATCATATCGACAAAAGCATCGGAAACGGTCAGCCACTTGGATTGACACGCATTGATCCGCGAATGATTACGGCCGTGACCGATGAATATGGCACGCTCGTGCGTTGGATACAAAACGCCTTCGGATCGGACATGGTGACTTTCAAGCCGGAGGAAGTCGTCCATTTTATCCTGACAAAAGACCCGAATAGCCCAGTCTTCGGTCTTAGCCCACTGGAGCCTATCCTTTGGGATGTACGCACCGATTTAGCTGCAATGGTGAGCAACTACGCCCTATTTATGAACGACGCTCAGCCGGCGTCGATGTATGTTTTCGAGGAAGCGATGACCGATGAGGAAATCGAACGAGCGGTAAAGAAACTGCAAGACAAACTGAAAGGAGCTGAGAACCGCCACAAGTCGCTCGGAATGAAAGGGCTCAAGGAAATTAAGACCATCTCGATTACAAACAAAGATATGGAATTCTCGGCATTGCGCAAGCTCTCGACCGAGAAGGTTTGTGCGGCCTATGGCGTCCCGAAATCAATCCTCGGATATACCGAGGATATAAACCTCGCGAACGGTGAAGAACAGACAAAGAAGTTTTGGGAAGGCACAATCGAACCATTACAAGAGAGCGTGCAAGAATTGATCAATCGCGTTTTACTTCCTGTGCTTGGTATTACCGACATCAAGTTTGTCTTTGAAAGCCGCAAGTTTGACAATCGCGAATGGAACGAAGCCTCGACACGAGCTGACCTGCAACTTGGCGTGTTGACAATCAACGAGGTGCGCGAAGCTCGTGGATATGTTCCGTACGAGGAAGGCGCATTCGGCGAATTGGTAAAGACTCCGATTATTTTCGGAGGCCTCGGGGCGCGACCTCTCGATGACATCGGCATAGACAACGATGACGGCATACCGTCAATCGTCGATGAGGAAGGCGCGGAAAAGGCACTGCATCGAATTGAGGCATTGGCTAATCGTTACGCTTCTTATGGGAAAAATAAAGACTCTAAACATTGAAGGCATAAAGGCATACATAGAACACAAGGCCGGGGCATTGCGCCGGCCTTTCGGCAAATATCTGGCTAAGCAAGAAGCCCGGCTCATCAAGAAACTCGCACGCAAATTCAAACAACAACTGCGTTGGATTTTGGCCGAGGCAAAACAACTGGATTTTTTCGGCGAAAAAAAAGGGTTGGTGATTCTTGATAAAAAAACTTACTACGATGAAATAGACAAGCTCGTCGATGGTATACCATACAACACCGAAATCGTTGACAATATCGTAGCCACGGCTAAGCCAGTCTATAAAAAAGGCGTTGCTAAAGGAATAGAGGAATTAGAACTTGGTCGTTATGGCGTAACCTTTGATCTCGTAAACGACCAAGCTGTCGAATATTTGGAAAAACTGAAAACACTCCAACTCTCGAACTTTAAAGGATCAATCAGCCGGACGACTAAAGACAAAATTCGGCGGATACTTGTCGAGAGCGCTGAGACAGGGCGGAGTTATACTGAGACATCGAAGCTGATCCAAGCACAAGGCGATGAGGGAGTCTTCTCGCGTGCGCGCGGGGAGCTGATCGCAGTCAATCAGATAGGCCGGGCGTACGGTCAGGGCAACTACGATATCGTGGACGCCTTCCGAAAAGATACCAACAGCATTATTCAGAAGTACTGGCAGACTGTAGAAGACGATCAGGTGACCGAGGAATGCGCAGCCAACCAAGATCAAGGGTGGATCGGATATGATGAGGCATTTCCGAGTGGCGATGAACAAGCTCCGCGCGAAAGCAATCCGCGGTGCCGATGCGTGACGGCTTACAGGACTGTGGATAAACAAGGTAATCCAGATTAAAAATTGTTGACAATTAAAAAGCGTGTTAAAATATAACAAAGGCCGCCGCAACCTATATTTTTATTTAGAAACTCTATGAATAAAAAACCATTTTATTTTCAAATGGCGGTCAAAGAAGTCGTTACTGATGAAGCCGGCGCGGTGCGTATTCGTGGATACGCCTCGACACCGGATCTTGATCGCTACCGTGACATTGTGGAACCGACGGCTTTTAAGGATGCCCTCGGAATGTATTTAAAAAATCCTGTCCTGCTCCGCTCACATAATCCAGACAAGCCGGTCGGCTTAGTGGATGTGGCGACCATAACAGAAAAAGGATTGTGGGTTGAAGGAATAATCAAAGACAAAGAGATGGCCGACGAAATCAATGCCGGTCTTTTTCGTACCCTTTCGATTGGTTATATGGCCAATCGTACCGAACTCCAACATGAAGACGGGACAGCGTTTGATCCAGCAAAAGATGATCCGTGGGATAATTCACTTGTGCGAGTTATTAAAGAGCTCGACCTCGTCGAAATCTCAATCGTGGCCACCCCGGCCAATGGCAATGCCCTGTTTACATTAGCAAAATCGCTCAAGTCACTAACCCGCCAGCTCGCACTCAAGAGCTTTGGCTTGGAAGCGAAAGATGAAGGAAACCACGATGAAGGTGATCCCGAAGGTGAAAAAGAACCAGAAACTCCAACTACCGAGGAATCCTCGGAAACTGAAACACCAGCAGAAGCAGAAGGCGAAAAAGCCACCGAGGAAAAACCGGAATGCACAACAGATGACGGAAAGCCCGGCCATATGGTGGACGGTGAATGCGTTGCTAAAAAAGAAGATGAAAAGCAAAGCGAACCGGAAAAAAAGGAAGAACCAGAAGCTCCGTCAGAACCTGCAGGCGAGGCCATACAATCAGATGAACAACCAGAAGGCAAAACCGAAGGCGAACAAACCGAGGAAGCTGAGAAGGCGGGTGAAACCCCTGCCGCCGAAAGTGGTGAAGGCGTAACAGCCGAGGAACCAGTAACGGAAGCGACACCGGCAAGCGAGCCAGAGGCCGCGCCAGAAGGCGATCAAAGCGAGAAGGCAATCGTCCTGACTAAGGACTTGGCCGACAAACTCCCAGCCCTAAAGACCGTCGGAGCAATCCGCGAGCAAGAAGGCGGGGAAAAGACAGCCGAGCTGACGAAGGCGACGATGATCCTACTCGTTAAGCTCCACGACGCGCTTGTGAACGAAAACAAGCGTGCTAACGAGCTACAGGAAACATTGGACAACACACCCGAGAAAAAAGTGCTGTCCCCGCATAAACAGTTTGCGGCCGAAGAACCGGCCAAGGATGAGACCAAAGAAGCCGAAAGGCGGCCGAAGTCTCAAACCAGTCAATTCTTCATGAATTTATTCACCCCTAAAAGTTAATCCATATGGACTTAACAGAACTTTTGAAACAAGCCGGGGTGGGCAAAGATTTGGAAAAGAAGGCCAACGAGGTGATGCATACCACCAACACTGGCTACGGTGCGGAATTTATCCCTGATGAGGTTTTTGCGAGCGAGATCTTCGATCTTATCCCGCAACGCGCCCGCCTTCTTCCATTGCTTCCCGGCAACCACGGCACAAAACTGCCGAAGATTTATACTGCTCCGGTTATTGGCCTTTCAGTAGGCGACCTCTTGTTCCAAGGTAAGAACGAATGGACAACTGGCACAGCCAGCCAAACCGAAGACGACCACAGCCAAAGCAAAGCTGCCACCCAACAGGTTACACTTACACAAGTGCCTTTTATTTGCGAAGTGGATATCTCCGATGCACAGCTTAAATACAATGCGGTTAATACCGAGGAGTATGTGAAGCGTCGCATCGCCGAAGGTATGGCCTATACTGTCGACTCCGTGATTATCAACGGCGATAGCGAATCTGGTGGAACAGGCAATGTCAACTCTGATGACCAAGCCCCAGCCACCACATACGCAGCTTACGGTGCCGCTTTGTACCATGCCACAATGATCGATCACGGTATCCGAGAGAGAGCTATCAACGGAACATATACTTCCGACCTCGGAACCTTGGCCGCTGATGACTACTCAACATTGCTCGGTATCCTTGGCGAATATGCGGAACGACCAGAGGACTGCTTGTTCATTCAACCAGCATCCGTTACAGCCAAAACACGCACATTGGATGAATTCGAGGATGCCCAAAAATATGGCAACAACAATTTGATTGCCAAAGGCATTATCCCGACACCATACGGCGTGGATATTCTCCAACACCGCGCGGTACCTAAAACCGAAGCTGACGGTAAGAAATCAGCAACGGCCGGAAACAACACCAAGGGTCAAATCTTGGCTTTGTACAAACCAGCCATTCAGTACGGATTCGGTCAAGACTTTTTCTTGGAAGTCGTTCGCAATCCTGGTTACGGCTGGCGCTTAGTGGCTACCTTCGACTTCGCATTTACGATCGTCGATTCAGGAGCCTCTCTGACCGATCCAACCGTTGCCGCTGGTATCAATGTGACCGTTTAGACTTTCGATTATTGATAACCCCTGACTTTAAGTCGGGGGTTGGACTATAACCGAAACAATAACCAAAACTTTATATGCAATACGATACAAAAAAATTCGAGAAGAAACAGACGATCGAAGTAGTCTGGCACGGTGATGACACTCGTCTTTTGTTAGACGGCATGAACGAAAAAATAGTCGTTAAAAAAGGCGACAAATTAAAAGTCTGTTTAACTCAAGCGATCCGTTTGTTTAAATATTCAGATCTATGGACAGCGGCCGGCGATGAGCCAGTAAAACAACCGTGGCGCGAAGCAATGGCCAAAGCGAACGAAATGGAAGCGGCAAAAGCGCGAGCCGTTGAAGTGAAAGAAAAAAAGACTAATAAAACTACTACAGAAAAAGAACCGGTAAAGGAAACTCCGGTCGTTGCTTTGACTTCTGCGGATGTTGAAGTTATGGAAACCAAAGAAGCTGTTGTGTTAGCGTTAACAGCTCGCGGGGTTAAGGTTAACGAAAACGCCAGTACGGAAGAACTGAAAGCAGTTTTGATTGAATCTTTAGAACCAAAAAAAGAACCGGTAAAGGAAACAACAAAAAAGTAAAAGGTAATCCAAACCCAATATGAATGACTTCAATAAACAATATCAACTGCTTCGACAATACGCGCAAGGAACGATCACATACGGGGTACCTGTTGTTGGCGATACCGTCATTGTTAACGGTGCAACCTTTACTTATGTGGCCGCCGCGCCGGGAGCAAACGAATTTTCGAGTATAGCCGAACTTGAAATATTGGTAGAAGCGGAAGCGAGTATCAATTCATCGCAAGCCGATGGAGTAGTCACAATTAATGCCGACGCCATAGGAACTGCCGGCAATGCAATCACTTTGGCGGTTGGCGTAGGCAATACAGGAACTATGGCGGTTTCTGGTGCGACACTAACCGGAGGTGTAGATCAGACATACACAGACTGGTACGAACTCGAAGATGAAGCTGAGGCTGTTTATTCGGTTGCCTATGTTGACGCTGTCGCTGGAACCGCGCCGACAATCGATATCACTTCGCAGATTTCTATTGATCAAGAATCAGTAACCGACGGGGACGCCTTCGCTCAATTTATTACAACAGGAAACAAGCAATTAACAGTCATGCCTGTTAAGCGTTTTTTCCGTTTTAAGATTGTGCTTGGTGGAACATCGCCGTTGGCTACAATCCGTCTGCATAGCGAACCGCGCGAAGTGGACACTGACGACGCCGCAACAGTGGCGATTTTAACTGATATTGATACTCAAGTTACGGCCATTAAAGTCTCGGGACAGATAATAGATGATTGGGATGAATCGGATCGCGCCAAAGTTAACCCAATAGCCGGACAAGCAGGAGTAGCCGCTGGAGCCGGTGCAGTTTCAGCCCTAACGCAAAGAACAACACTCGCCTCTGACGATCCAGCAGTAGCCTCGCTCGGCATAATGGACGATTGGGATAACACCGCCAGCGACGGAGCGAGCGTATCAGGCGATGTCGCTCACGATGCCGTAGACGCAGGCGAACCAATAAAGACAGGCGGTAAGGCCAGAACAGCACGACCTGCCGCAGTATCAGACGGCGATCGGGTTAACGCTTACTACAACGAATACGGTGATCTCAATGTTTCGCTTGATACAGGACTAAACGAGACAGACGATAAGGTTGCGGCTATGGTTTCAGCCAGCGCAACTGTGCCGGGCTTTAGCACCCTCTGGGACGCTGACGGCGACAATACTGCCCAAGCGGTGAAAGTAACAGCCGGAAACTTATACCATTTACACATTTACAATCCGAACGCAGCCGGAGTTTTCGTTCAGCTTTTTGACTTGGCTACCGGCTCAATTACAGTCGGAACCACTGCTCCGAAGTTTGTACTTTTTGTGCCGGCAAGCGGAAACACGATCGCTGATTTCGATGTTCCGATGTCTTTTTTAACAGCGATTTCTTACGCTTGTACAACAACACCAACAGGAAACGGCGACCCGACAACAGGGCTCTCGCTTTCTTGGGGTTATAAGTAATTTAACTTCTTAAAAATATGAGCGGATCATTTGGTGAACCAATCGTCCCAACAGAAGACACGAATGCCGATGTCTTCGCAAAGGATGTTATTGGAAAAAAAAGCGACACAACAGCCGGCACATCTTTAATGTCTAAAATAAAAAGTGCCTTATTAAAATTAGAAGCACCACCAATAGACACAGCAGGAGGTCTTGATATGAGAGAAGTGGTTGGTAATAAAAGCGATACAGTAGCAGGCACATCTATCGTTGGACTTTCAAAAGCAGTTAAAGCTAAAACAGATGCCTTACCAACCGACCCTGCCGACCAGTCTGCAGTCGAGAGTGCCATTACTGCTGCTCATTCAACCACTAACGGAAAGATTGACGTGGTTGACGGTTTTCATGATATCCCTACGGCAGATTCAGCAAACAATGCTCAAATGCGAGATGTCATTGGAAACAAAAGTGATACAGGTGCAGGTACATCGATAATGGCAGCGTGTAGGGCAGTGACAGAGGCTCTTTTTGGAATGGGAATTCCTTTTTTTCCTCCAGCTTCACAGGCAGGCGATGGTGTAAGCTTCGCAGAAGTTATTAGATACATTAGCGACCATCAATTAACACACACGGTTATCAAAGCTATTCCGAACATGGCAGGTTATGATTCGGCGGCAATCTTTTCCGTTAGTGGAAGTGTCATGGTTAGAGTAATTGGAATGGTTGGCGCATCGGCTGTGACTTGTACTTCCGCAACAACCACATTATCGGTTGGGATACAAGACGACACTGATATTCTTTTACCAGCGACAACGATTGATAATGCTACGAAATTCGGAATTGGGAATGTGTGGACAAGTGATATCGCTCAAACCAGAGCGGGACTTGTTGTGGCTACTCCGTGGGTGGCAATCAACAACGCTTCGATTTATTTAACAAGAAGCGTTGATGATATTACGGCAGGGGAAATGGAATTTGTCTGTGAATGGAAAAGGATAACTTCTAACGGAAGCGTAACACCAGCTTAATATGGAACGAGAATACAATTTCAAAAGCTCACAGATTTTATTAAACGATATCCGCAAGGAAGAAAATGGATATAGTTTTTATGGCTTTTCGGTTGTGTTCAAAAAAGGTGGTGGTTATAGTTTTCCTGAAGGCAAAATTAATCAAGAGTTTGTCGATGAAAACTCCAAGCTGAACGAGGAAGAAATTCTGGAATTGTTTTTTGAAAACTTGGCACAATCCTATGAAGCGAGAGAAAAAAAAGATTTGGAAACTCTGAATTCTTGTTATAAGAAACTGACACTTAAAGAAGTTAAAAAAATCTAAATATGGCAAGATTAGCCGTAAGGCCATATACAAACTCTGTTCATGTAAATGGAACAGGCGCACAAAGCGTTGCTATTTCTAATTTCGAGCCAAGCGGCGGAGCTGGGGCAACATTAAGTGTGTTTCAGTGGATCAGAGTGCCGAGCAATTTTATAGCAGGCTGTTCGTTTTCAAAGTTTGACTATGGCGTGACAAAACGAGCTTGGACAATACTTTTGAATAACTACAAATTACGCATTATCGTTTCACAAGACGGTGGAATTACGAATTGGAAAACTTATGATAGCCCGAACAGAATGGATGATGGTATCTGGCATTTGGTCGGTTTTACTTGGAACTCGGGGGTATTAAAACTTTATATCGACGGTGCGGAAATTGTGCCGACTAAGGTAGTGGACGCTGTTATTACAACAATTCACCAGAACGATCGACGGGTAATGATAGGTTGTCAACTTGCCACCAATAATCCCGTAACAAACTGGTCTGGAAAAATTGCCGCTTCGTGGCTGTGGAGTGATGTGCTGACAACTCAAGAGATTGCTGATTTGTACTGGGACGGTGTAGTGCCGGCGGATAACAAACAGGGCGAATGGTTATTCTCGGAAGGAAGCGGAGCCACGGTAGCCGACACGAGCGGTAACGGACGAAACGGGACGATTTCCGGAGCGACATGGACAACCGACTCGCCATTCAAAGCGCGATCGTTAAAGACATTAAAAGATTTGGCAACTGCCAGAATTTTATCAGTGGCCAGATCATTGATTTCGTAGTATGAATCTTTATGTCACATCGGCGGAATTGAAGACATATCTCGGCATTTCCTCAAGCACTCACGATACCGTGCTGGCGATGCTAAATAAGTTTGCCACTGATGATCTCAATGGCATTCTTTCGGTTTCAGATTTAGCCCTCCACAAAGTAACTGACGAAATACACGACGGCGGAGTGGACGAATTGGATTTGTTCGATTTGAATGTTCAAGAGATTGGCACGATCATGGAAGACACAACCGAATATACCCAAGACGACGCCTACGATATCGATAATTATATTTTACATTTGGATGACGGCCTGCTCGGTGGCGAGCGTGAAATAACGGTTGATTATGTGGCTGGTTGGAACGCCGGAGGATACGCGACAATCACGATCACCAACTACGCGCTTATTACGCCATTGATGACGATCACAATCGCACTGGGCGGCTCAGGCGGGGTTGTTTTGACCGAAGGGACGAATTGGTACGACGACACCAGCAACGAGGCCGTAGCAATCAGTATAGCGGCAGCAATCAATGCTAACGCAACATTAAGTGCCGACGGCGGAGTTTCAGCCTTCACGATAGGCGCTAAGGTTTATATTGCCGACAGGACAGCCCAGAGAGCCATCACGACTTGTGTTTTATCAGCCACCACCGGAATGACACTCTCGGGTAGCCCACTGGCTGGCGTTAACTTCCCGGAAGGATTAAGGAATGCTGTCATGCTTCTCGTGGCCGGACGCTTTGCTAAACGCAAAAACGCCAGAGTTAAAAACTATACAATCGGAACTAAAAGCGTCAGTTTTGGAAGCGATGAGGATGCCTCGGAATTTAGCCGTATAGTTTCACAATACAAACGGGCGAAAGTTTTTGTTTTATGATTAACGGAGCCAATACCACAATAACTACCTACAGGCTTGTTGACGCTTCGAATGTGACCTCGTTTTCGGCATCAGCGACGATTACAGGGGCTCCAGCATACATCGAGGCCTTAGACGCCCAGCTGACGGCCGTTTTGGGCGAACAGCCGGGCATTGAGAGCTTCGATTGTTATGTGGAACCTGACAATTACCGAGTCGGTGACAAGGTTGTGGATAACTCCAGCGTTGAGTATAGAATTTCAGGCATTGAACGCCACGAAAACAACGAGGACACCGACGATGTTTATCGATTGAGATTAACCAAACAGGCGGTTTTCTATAACGACTAAAATATGAAACTCAAAATCACCTTTGACCAAAACAGATTCGACAAGATGATCAAAGAGGTTGAGAGTGCTCCGGCCACAATCCAAAAGGAAATGAAGAACGCAATCGGTTCGTCTGTTATGCAGGTTCATGCTACCTCTGTTCAACCGGGTTTTGTACCAAAAAAAACAGGAGATCTCAGTCGTTCATTAACCTTTAAGATTGACGAAAGTGTGGGAAAAGTTATCGGTGCGGTTGGTAGCAATAAGGACTATGCCTCCATTCAAGAATTTGGGGGAATGGCCGGCAGGAACCACGCCTCCAAGATTACAGGCAAAAAATATCTTACAAGGTCAGTCGAGGAAAACCGAGAAGCGATCATAGATAGATTCAGAAAACTGCAAATTCTTAAATAAAATATGAGTACCAGAGCGACAATCCACGATAAGATTTGCGATATCATTGACACGATTTCGGCGACGATTGTACCAGTAAAATATCGCTATCCAGAAAGCAAGCCATCGTCATTTCCAGCAACGATGACTTTATTTATTGGCGATGAGGAAAAAATGGTTGATTCGGCGAACAATCTGACCAGCTATCATTTCCTCGTGCGGACGGTTTATCCGATAGACGAAAGCGCAACTGGATATCAAAAATGGCTGACTTTATACGATACGATAACGGCTGAACTGCGAAAGGATGATCACGAAACCCTGACAGGAAGTGCGGTAAAATTCATGATCGAATCGGATGGCCAGCCGGCATTTTCCGAACAATACAGCCAACCGGTCGCCGTGCTGGATATCCGAGTTACCGCAGAAGTGTTACAATCAATAATATAAAACCCTATGAATAAAAAAATATCTGACCACGAGGAAATGGAAGTGGTCGAAAAAAAAGCACAAAGGTGTTATTACTTTCCGACCAAAAGAAACGGCATGACAATCTGGGCGGACAGTTTGGAAGAAGCCGAAGCAAAGCTAAAAGAGATGATTGGATCGGTCGAGAATACCGAAGCGGTCGAACAAAACGAACAAAAAGAAATTAACAATAACTAAACCCTATGGCCAATGAACATATCGGCCGCCTGCAGAAGGTAGGCCTTGGAAAAGAAACCGTCGCTGGTACGGCGGTCGCGGCGTCCGTATGGATTCCGAAAGTGTCCGGCGTTTTTCGACCGGAATTTGTATCAGCTAAAGACACCGGAGCATACGGCAACATTGACGAACTCCGTGACTCCCAGACTGTAAAACAAACAACGGTCTTGGAATTGGAAGCGATCGCACGCGATATCTATCTTGGCCATTTCTTAAACGCAGCCTTGGGAACAGATACAGCGGCCATTCGCATGACAATGGGAAGCTTAACAGGGACTTTTGTACGCGGCGAAAATGTAACACAAGCTGTCTCTGGAGCAACCGGCGTCGTTCAAGATGTTGACAGCACAAGCGTCATTTTTATTTCGGTGACAACCGGAACATTTACGAGCGGATCAAACATCGTGACAGGTGCGACTTCTGCCGCAACAATGGTGCCGACATTTGATAATACGCTCAGGACGCATGTATTTACACGCCTAAACAACAACACCCATCCAAGCTATACACTACACGGAAGCGATCCAGTCGGAACCTTCCGCGCGGCCTATGGCATGCTGGACACTTTAGATCTTGAAGTGGCCGTTGGTGATTACTTGAAAATGACAAGTACATGGCTGGCTAAAAAAGAATCCACGACAACCGGCACACCAACCTTCGTAACAGAAAACGAATTTTTGGCGGCACACGCCAATGTATACTTTGCTGATACAATGGAAGGACTGGATATAGCTACAGCAACCGCAATGGAACGAGTGAAAATGACAATCCAAAAAAATGTCGAGGACTATCAAGCTTTTGGTTCGGTCGATGTCGCCTCAATTCACAACAAACAATTTTCGGTCGTTGGTGATTTAACCGCGCTTTTTAATGCGACAACCCTAAAAGATTATGTGGTCGACTCGACAAAAAAGTGTATGCGGATTGAATTGATCAACACCGATGTCACAATAGGATCAGCCGGCCGCCCGACACTCCGCGTCGATTTGCCGTCGGTTTCGTTTACGGCTTGGGATCGCGACTCGGACAATGATTCACTGGCCAAACAGACCCTTGGATTTGAGGCGGAATTCTCGGTGGCCAACTCAGAAACACTTCACATTCTTCTACAAAATACACAAGTTACCGCCTACTAAAAAGAAGGCAATCGCCCCCGTCGATGCAGGGCGCGTGGGCGACGAAAGCGAACAAGGGGGCGTACCTGCGCGTGAGTCGGTACGCCTCCTTTTCGTCAGCCCTGCAGAGATAAATAACTAACCCTGCAAATATGCAAATTATCAATTACAGCCGGGGACGCTTCGAACTGCGAGATTTCGTCACCCGAAAAATGTCACGCGAATACTTGGAAATCCTTCACGATACAGCCAACACCGGACAAGACGGCAGTCAGAAACTCACACTTAAAGGAAGCGACGCCGCCAGCGAATATCTTGTGAGAGCAATGATCGAGCGAGTGGTGGAAATCGGCGACGACAATGTGGAAAAGCAAATCGAAACTACACGCGACTGGATGGATAACCTCGCCGAGACCGATTACTTGCCACTGCAAACTTATGTGCTAAAGAAGTTTGCCGACGCTCGCGAGAACTCAAAAAAATAGCAGAGCGCGTGCAGAAATGTCTTGATATCGGAAACAGTAAAGAAATGCCGCGCGAATGGACTGATTTTATTCTGATGCGCGATATTTATCACTGTACGCCAGAGGAAATGGATAAACAGGATGATACAACCATAGACATGCACGCGCAGTTTGTGAATATGCTGGCAGAACACGCTCAACTCACGGAGCGTCGAAGTACCCAGCGAGCCAAACATAGAAAACTCTGAGGGAACTTTTATGGCAATGTTTGAAAATATCGAATGGAGTCTGACCGCCGAGGATAAAGCCTCGTCGACTTTTAAGAAAGTGGCTGAATCGCAAAAGGAAGTATCAGACGCCAGTAAAAAAATGACAGCGGAAAATCAAACCGCTTCTTCTTCGTGGAAAAACATTGCCATGGGAGTCTTCGCAGGTGGCCTCGCTTTAGATGCCGCAAAAAAAGCAATGGGCTTTTTGACCGACCAAATAAAAGATGGCATAGCCGAGGCCTCGGAATACCAAAGGGTGCAAAGCCAACTTAATGCCGTGTTGGAATCGACAGACGGCGCAGCCGGAATGTCGCTACAAGCTCTTAACGATTTAGCGGATAAATACTCGGACTTGGCGGTAGGCGGCGCAGAATCAATAACCTCACTCGAAACCCGTCTGCTTGCTTTTTCAAGCATTACACAAAAAAACTTCGAGCAAGTAACACAGACCACGCTCGACATGGCAACCTCGATCAACAATGGCGTTCTTCCGACAGCCGAGCAATTAACGACGGTAGCCGGAAAACTCGGCAAAGCCCTAAACGATCCGGCCAATGCTTCACGGGTATTAAAAGAGGCCGGCATAGTTTTGAACGACCAACAACAAGAGGAAATCGACACCTTCGAGGAATTAGGAAAAAGAACAGAGTCGCAAAATTATCTTCTGACTGAATTATCAAACACATACGAAGGCCGAGCCTTAGCAGCATCAAATACTTTCGAGGGGCAAATGGTTAAACTGAACAACACTCTCGACGATACAAAACAAATCATCGGGGAAGTTTTGCTTCCTACGCTTTCACTTTTGGCCGGTGATATAGTAGACGAAACTGGGAAGGTAAAAGTGAACGACGAACAGATGAAAAAGTGGCAACTGCGTATTTATCAAGTGGCCATGGTGATGAAAGGCGCGATAGGCACGGTTATTAATTTTGGAAAAACTATTTTGGCTTTTGGAAAACTGGTCTGGGAAGTCGGTGAAATTCAAAATAAGGCGTGGCAAGGAGTATGGGAATCAATCAAGAATTTTGGCGATCTCACGCAGACGGTTTTTAAGGCAGTCAAAGAGGCTTTCGCGGGAGATTTTGACGCCGCATTAAATACAATGAAAGAAGCCATGTCTAAAAACTTTTCAGCCGCCATTGGCAATTTTGACGATCTATCAACCGCCGCAAAAGATTTTGGAACGGCTATGCTGACCAATTTCGATCCAATGGACGAAGCCTTGGCCAAGATAGCTGACCCGACCGAATTTAATAAAATGGCCGATGGGTTGAAAGAAGTCTCAAAAGAATTTAATAATCTTGGTGGTGGCAATGGCATTGGCGGTGGGGCAACAGGAGCGGCCGAGGATGTCGAGGAAGCTCAAAAGAAAATCAACGAAGCGGTGCAAAAAATAGCCGACGATTACGAAGGGGCGCGGGCGGACATTGCCGACGCCTTGCTCGAACTTGAAGAAGCCCATACCGAAAGCGTGAGCGAGATTGTTATTAAACTCGAAGAATTGGACGCCAAGTTAAAAGAAACGGCCTCAGAATATCAAAAGACAATGGCTGAGATGAACAAAACAGAAGCCGAAAGGGTAGTCGAACAGGAGCAAACCATCGCCGACTTAACCAAACAGATCGCCGAGATACAAACAGGAATCGATCTGACTGAAGGTATAACATCGTCGGAAGCAAGCCAAATAGCCGAGCTGGAAGCCCAGCTGGCCAAAGAAACGGCCGCCTACAGCGCGTACATTGCCATACGCACAGGATTAGATGCTGAGATGACTGAAGCGCGCCGTAGGGCTTCCCTGACTGATTTCGAGAGGTTTATAGAAGACCTAAATACTAAACGGACAGAGGAACAAGCCGCATATGATGAAAGGATAGCTCTATTACAGTCTGAACTTGTAGAACAACAGATAGCATTGGATGCAGAAAACTTAATCTATGAACAAAAAAAGGCGATGTATGCCGAGGTTGACTTAGCTTTCCAAGTTTTCCACGATAACTATTTGGCAAACCTCGAAAGTATGAAAACCTATACCGAAGAAACCGTGGGAGTAATGACGACCGAACTCGCCCGCATTGTTTCGCTTTTTCAAGAGATACAAGCCGTCCGGTCATCGGCAGGATTGGCTGGTATTTCATTGGGGGCGGCGGAATCTGGCGCAACCGGAACGACAGGGACTTCCACAAGCTCAAATATTACCCAACAAGTAACGATCAATGTTACCAGCCAAGGCGAAAGTGCCTCGGCCACGGCAGCCGAGATTGTATCCGAAATTCAACGACAACTGGAACTGGCAGGATTAGCCAGCCAATAAACTTATGCTTGACCGTCTGATACTTAACACAGCCGAACTGAACTCCGGCACGCCACTGTCCGAGGCGATAACTGCCGCGGATTTTGATGACTTGGAATTCAATGGATATTCACTACAAGACACCGCGCACATCAGCTCAATCATTGAAGCCTTTAGCGCGCCTACACGCGAGCTGGTGACTTATAAAGCACCAAGAACCGATGGCGGGGGCTGGAACGGTGATTACTTCCGCGAACGCAGGATTAAAGTCAGTGGTATAATAGAGAAAAGCACCAGCGCATTATTGGAAACCGAACTTGATACATTTAAGAGATACATGGCTCAATCAGAGGGGAATCTTGATTTGAAAGTGAATAGTGAGATACGGCGCATTGTTGCTACGCTGGAAAATCCACAAGATATGTTCAGCCGGCGCGAGGGTTTCCATATCAGCTTCACTCCGTTTGATTTGACTTTCTTGGCACTCGAACCGATGTGGCACGCCTTGGAATATACCTCAAACACCTTCGAGGACATCGCCCTCCTTTCCTACCCGACCGAGGTCGAGGTAACAGGAAGCTATAAAGCCCAACCCGTCGTGATCATTATCCTGCAGACAGCGTCATCGGTCACAAAAATCAATTTCAAAAACGACACGAACGATGACGAGGTGGAGATTTCTGCGACTTATGTGGCTGGCGATGTACTGATGATTGATAGCGAAAATAAGAGCATTACGATCAACGGAACAGAAGTAGACTATGACGGTATTTTTCCTGAACTGAATATTGGAACTAATGAATTAACAATCACGGTGACCGGCTCGTCCGTTCAATATACGGCGACGGTGAAATACCGAGACACCTATCTCTAAAAACTTATGACATTTACACGACACCTTTACAAACACGAGGACAACGCAGCCGGACAGCTAAACGCCGGCATCAGCGCGGTCACGACCAGCATTCCATTAAAGGCAGGGGAAGGTGCGGAATTTCCGCAACCAATTACTGCCTCGGCGACATCGGGTGGAACCTCGACAACACTAAACAGCACTGGCATTCAGGCAGCTGGGGTTATTGCCGGCGATGTGATTATTAACTTGACTGACGGAAGCTCGGCTGTGGTTAAGAGTGTAACCACAAACGCCGCGGTCACAACACGGCTCAAAGGCGGAAGCGGCAACACATGGGACAACGCAGATGTTTGGGTTGTGCGTCCTTTTGTTATAACGATGATCCAATACGACACGGACGGGACAACGATTTTGAAAAGAGAAAAAGCACTCATCAAAGCGCGTTCGACAGATACTCTGACGGCACATACCCGCGGCTGGGACGGTGACGCAGCTCAATCATTCTTAGCTGATGATTATGTTTATCAATTTTGGACAGCGGGTGCGAGTGACGGTTTAATCGAAGCACTCGGACAAATAAGCGATGACATCGACGGCCTTGTTTCCATTACAGGAACCGAAATCTACGCCGCAGACGCCGAAGCTAGCGACACCTATGTTGTCACCCTAGTGCCAGCACCAATTGCCCTAACCACAGGGATGAGGATTTATTTCAAACCAAACACCGCCAACACCGGTGCGGCCACTTTGAACGCCAACGGACTGGGAGCAAAGACAATCAAGAAAAACCACGACCAAGACCTTGCGACCGGCGATCTCGAATCAGGACAAATGGTTCTCGTCGTTTATGACGGCACAAACTGGCAGATGATGAGCCAACTCGGATCAAGTTTTGCTACTCAAACAGAAGTACAAAATGGAGGGTTAATTTATGCCGCCGACGGTGGTGGCACTGACGCTTATGCGATTACGCTAACGCCAGCACCGGGATCGTTGACGACAGGAATGGTTGTCAATTTTAAGGCGAATACTGCAAATACAGGAACAGCGTCGCTCAATGTCAATAGCTTAGGTTCCAAAACAATAAAAAAACATTACAATAAACTTCTGGTTACTGATGATATTTTAGCAAACCAAATAGTGACAGTAATTTATGATGGTACTGATTTTCAAATGTTGTCATCCACGGCTCCAATTATGGAACCATTTATGTTGAGAGCAACTGAAATTGTTGACGCAAACTTTAATGGCACAATAACAGCCACAGGATTTGAAGATATAGCAATTCCAACATTATCGATGAATACATTCAGTACAAATTCATCAATTATTGATTTTGAATACTCTCCAAGTTTAGTACCTTATTTTTATCAAGCATCAAACTATACTGGGGCGACAAGCGGAGGATGTCTAAAAATAGGATCATCCTTCTGGAGATCGGAAGGAGCAACAATTTATAAAGACTCCTCAACTGTAACTATAAGCGGAACTGTACCAGCAGGCGACGCTTCGCTCGGTTATGATTCAGTGAATGGATATCTTCTTGTTCAAGATTCATCGACAACAGTAAAACGATATAGTGGAATAGCAGGGACGACAATAACCTATGTTGACACAATTACACTCGACAATGCGTCTGATACAGGGAAAGGATTTATTTATGACAACACAAACAACAGATTCATTTTTATAGATGGAACAGATATACGAAGATTCACATCAGCTGGTGCGACGATTGACACGATTTCTATGGGGAGTGTGACACCAAGAAATCTATTGGGTCTATGTTTTGTAAAGGATCGAATCTATACGATTTGTGCTTATCCTCAAGACGCGGGATTGTCTTCATCAGACACAAGCCTGTTCATTACATTCAATCCAACAACAATGCTTCGATAGAAGGCGAACCGTGACAAAATGTCACGGTTCCCTTCACTGGGTAAAAAGGACAGCGAACAACGATAAGCTCTGCGGCGACCCGTTGTCCGGCGGCCTTTCCTTTTTACCCCATGAAGGGATATGCGAAAACGATTTGTGCTAAAAACATATACGCTCGCGGGCGTATATCAAAAGACCTTCAACCCTCAAGACCTCATGGGGGATATTAGTTTTTCGGACAAGATCGGTGGTGGACAAGGCGAATGCACAATTACACTCAATCTTAAGATCGACGACTTCGGCGAAGGGACGGATGTTGATTATATGAACATCATCAAGGTTTACGAATCGGACGATGTCTACAGCCCGGAACCGCGCCTGATTTATACGGGCTTTGTGAGCCAATACACCCCATACTTCAACGAGGGCTCGGAAGGCGTGAAGCTGACATTGCTCGGATTAATTTCTTTATTATCGTTTGATTACTACCAAGTCGGCGGGGCTTATTCTTTCACGGTCAATAATGACCCGGCCGATGTTATTAAAAACATCGTGGATGATTTTCAAACACGCGCGAGCTACGATTGGATTTTACGAGACGCCGGACAAATAGATACCGTTGGGACGGTGGTCAATTATGATTTTGCTGATATTAAATGGTATGACGCGATTAAGAAAATGGCGGAATTTACTGACGAGGATTGGTGGTGGCATGTAGCCGAGGACGGGCAGGTTTGGCTCAAGGATAGGCCGGCGACAGCAACGCATATTTTAACGCTCGGTAAAGATGTGGAATCAGGCGAGATTAAAAAGAATACAGAAAAGATTATCAATAAGTATCGTCTGACATGGGGAACCGTACCGACAATCAGCACCTATCAAAACGCGACTTCGCAGACCGATTATTTCATCAGAGGGAAAAACGAAACTGATAGTGAAATAAACAACATGACAACAGCTGACCAGCAAGGCGATAAATACTTGGCAGACTACAAAGACCCACGGGTCGAAGCGAGGATCAGGGTCAATACGCAATATGATATCGAAAGCATAAAAGTCGGACATACGATTACAATTAGGAACGCCAAAAAAGGATCGACGGTCTTCCCTGACAACATGCAGGTAACAGCTCTGCAATATGATCCGAACGGCGTAACCCTGACACTTGAAAACGAAATCCCGTCGCTTGCCGATACTTTTGTCTCGGCGGTCGAAGCAATAATTTAACCTGTATGCCACCTGATGAAGTCAACGACAAACTGATTGGGCGTCTTGAGAAAGGTGTGGAAGTGTTGGAGGGGGCTTTTAGGAACTTCCAGCTGGATCAGAATATCCGCTTTGAAAACATACTAAAGATAATCCAAAGCAACCATTCAGAATTTAGAGACGAGCTCCGAAACTTAAACGATAAGCTCGACACTAATAATCAGATACTGGTAACTCAAATCGAGACCATAAAAGACAACAATGTGAAGCTCCGGCTCTCGGTGCAGAAGCTCGCCACAACGGTCTCGGTGATTGTCGGGATAGGGATTTATTTGATCAAAGGAGTTTTCGATGTTGCTAAAAATGCGATAGCCGGAACTTTCTGGCCGCAATAAAAACATATGAAATATCTAAGCCAACGCGATCCGCTTTGGGCTTCACGAAGGCTCGGGGCAAGCAATTTAACAGTCGGAAGATTTGGATGTACGACGACTTGTATCTCGATGATCCTTGATTATTTCAAGCAATACCGATCACCGCTCGAACTTGCCAGCAATGCCAATAACTACACCAGTGACGGTCTTGTTCTTTGGAAGAATATCACTTCGCTTTTCGTTTGGCGCGACTATATTGAGAACAACGCAAAGATCAGCCAATATCTAAAAGACAAGGACAAGGCGGTTATTTTACAAGTCAATAATAAGCAACACTGGATTGTAGCTTTGCGAAAAAGTTTGATCGGAAATGATTATCTTTGTCTTGATCCGTGGGACGGCAAAAAGTGCTGGGTAAAAAAGAAATATCACAACATTACGGGTGCGGCTTATTTTATGAAAAAGTAACCCTGTGGATAAACAAAGTGTGACAAAGTGGTATAATGTTAAAGCTAACTCATAACCCATAAAAAACTATGGACAACTTCTTTTTTATGAAGGACTTAATCGCTAATGGCAATGGCGGTTTTTATGTCCGACGCTTTGGCGAAAACACGCCAGAAGCTAACGAGAACCTCCGTAATCAGCTCCTCGCCGCCGAATGGGGTGACGCCACACAAGAGGAATATGACAACTTCCAATCAGCCGCCGGTGCGGTTGGCGAAGTCGCTCTCGGTTCAATTGAATACACCAAAATTCAAGATCTCGATGAAGATCAAAAAGTGCTCATCCGCGGCGCTGTACAAGGCTCGTGGAAACTTGAGCGAGTGGTCGAGTATGTAGATGTTGGCGAAGCAGTCAGCACCGACGAACCGGCCGCCTAACCATTAAACACTTATGACTTGGGAAGTTTTTCTTGCCGCAGGTATCGGTATTGTTGCCACATACCTCACTGGCCTCATTCGCAAGCTCAATCCAACTATGGGCGCGCGCGAAACGCAAGCGATTGTATTCGGGGTTTGTTTCTTTGCGTCGGCTATCGTTTGGCTGGTACAAAGATACGCTCCACCCGAAGTCATCGCTATGCTCGGCGGGTCTTTCGCGACAGCCGTGGCGTGGTATGAAGTGGTGGTCAAAAAGCACAGTTAAAAGATAACATTTGAGAAACAAAAAAGCCCCGTTCGTGCAGGGCTTTTTTGTTTGTTATCCACAATTCAGACATTGACACTCTTTGATATACTTTGATATACTTTGAATGTTAAGAATTAACCACCCAAAAATATGCAATGGACACAAGACAGACTGGCGCGTTTGGCTATAGTCAATCAAGAGACAAAGATACCGAGATATTTCTCAATTAAAAAACTGGTAGAAAACATTGTCGAAGAAGAAACCAAAAAGGTCGATAGAGAATACGCGGACAATACAGATCGAGCGATAGACGATTGGAAACTTAAAAGATAAAAATATGTATTACCAAAGCGAATACCGCCGGCAGAGAGACAAGAAGGCACAAACGATCCTAACAATAACAGCTATCATTATTCTTGTTATGGCTTTTGGTTGGTCAGCCCACGGGGAATACGAAGCCCAAAACGGGGCTGTGCGAGACGATAAGACCGAAACGACACAAGTCACCACAAACGAACCGGAGGCCACACAGCTGGAAGTTTGGCCAGCCAGCGTGCGAGATAGAGTGGAACAAGGACTACTCAAACAAGGGTGGAGTGCCGAGGAGGTAGAAGTTGGCCTCAGGATTGCGGAATGTGAGAGCGGACTCGACCAATACGCCAGCAACACGGACAGCACGGCAAAGGGGGTGTTCATGTTCACGAATACTACATGGAAAGAAATAAATGCTTCAGGGCATCAATATGATTTAGATGAGAGTATAAAACAGTTTGCGATTTGGTATTTAGTAAACCCTGATTGGTGGGAATGCCAATAAAACAATATGAAATACTTCTCAACATTCAGCGGTGTTGGAGGGTTTGAAATAGGAATACAAAATGCTTATGCAAAGAATTGGCGGATGGAAAATAAAGAAGGATCGGATCTTTGCATGGAACGCACGAGATCCGAAGAAGGGAACGGTACAGGAGAGTCTGATTTACGTCCTAAACGCGATAGTGGATTCCCTGACTCGCAATCCCCCTCGTGTATTGGTTTCTCCGAGATCGACAAATATGCCTCCGCCGTCCTTAAATATCGATTCCCTAACACCCCAAATTATGGCGACATTGAAAAAATCAATTGGAGTGAAATACCCGACTTTGACCTACTCGTCGGTGGAAGCCCGTGCCAGGATTTCAGCGTGGCTGGAAAACGTAAAGGCATTGGCGGAGCAAGGTCGGGATTATTTTTTGAGTACGTCCGTGCGCTCAAACAAAAACGTCCTGACTTTTTTATCTGGGAGAATGTTAAAGGCGTTCTCTCGATCAATCGAGGATTCGATTTTGCAGCAATCCTCTCTGAGTTTTCCGAAGCAGGGTATTCTCTCTGGTGGCAAGTTCTCAACGCCAAAGATTTCGGTGTCCCTCAAAACCGAGAGCGCATCTTTGTCGTCGGTTCTCGAAACACAAGTGCCAGAGAAGTATTTTTTGAGCGACAAAATGACAAAATACATTCTATCCAGGATGAAACAGACGGACGATGGCCACAAGCCGAAGTTTGTGGAACTCTCAAAGGATCAAACATGAAGGCGGATAATACTTTCGTCATCCACAACATCTATGGCGGATTTAAAGAAAAGACCGTCCGAGAATTCCACGACTTCTCTCCAACACTCAGAACGCCAAAAGGTGGCGGTCACATTCCAAATCTTACGAACGGAAAAACGATCCGCCGTTTTACTCCGACCGAATGTGAAAGGCTGATGAGCTGGCCAGACGACTGGACGAAATACGGAATAGACGAACAAGGCAAAAAAATGGAAATACCAGACGGCCAACGATACAAACTTTGTGGCAATGGGGTGGTGAGCAGGGTGGTGGCCGAGGTTGTAAAAGCCCATTTATCCACATGACAACACTTTGCTACACTTCGCATAACTTGATAAAATAGAATCACTAAATCATAACGCACAAAAAGTATGGACAACCAACTCCAAGCGACAGTCTACGCGAAGCCGACGACGCAAATGGTACTGCGACCACTGACCGAGGAATTCGGCCTAACCAACGAACAACTGGCACTCGTCAAGAGCCAGATCGCGGTCGGATCGACCGACGACGAGCTACGGTATTTTCTGACCGTGGCTAAGAAAAGCGGGCTGGACGCCTTCACCAAACAAATCTACGCGATCAAGCGTAAGGTTTGGAATAAGGACAAGCAGAGCTACGACGAAAAGATCAGCATTCAGACCGGCATCGACGGATACAGAGCGATCGCGGCCAGGACAAACGAGCTGGCTGGAATCGACGACGCCACCTACGACACCGAGGAAGCCGACCGGCCAAACAAGGCAAGCGTGACGGTTTACCGCAAGGTGCAGGGCGAACGGGTTCCGTTCTCGGCCAGCGCCCGCTGGGGAGAATACGCGCAAACTTTCTTCAACAAGAAGTCGGGAGCGAACGAGATCTCGGGACTCTGGGCAAAAATGCCTTACTTAATGCTCGCAAAATGTGCCGAAGCCTTGGCGCTTCGCAAGGCATTCCCGAACGAACTCTCCGGCGTTTACACGGCCGAGGAAATGGCACAAGCAGAAAACACCGTAAAGCCTGCGGAGATTGAAAAAGCAAAACTTCCGGTCAAGCTCAACAACGCGATACACGCCACCTGGAAGGAACTGGCAGACCTGAACGGCTGGGACGAAACCAACTCGGACGGCATCCGCCACAAGACGCTGATGAAATACTACGGCGTCGAAACGAATAACGACCTGACCGAGGATCAGGCAAAGGACTTCCTAACCAGGACGACCGAGGCGATCAAGAAGTTTCAGGAAGCCCCAACAACGACCGAGAAAAAACCGGAGCCAGTAAAGGACGAACCGAAGGACGGAACCCCGACACTGACACTCTGCCCGGTCTGCGGCCAAGGCTACGAGGACGACGGGAAGGAAACTGGCGACGTGGGAACGATCAACTTCGTGGGCATGTGCAACAAGTGCATCGGAGCGAGCAAGGAATAGGAAGAATATGAAAGACTTTGACATCGCCCAGACGGGCATAACCCACCTTTCGTTTTCAGCTGTGCGCGACTACCTGGTCGACCGCCGGAACTTCCGCAAGCGCTGGATCGATCACGACTTCTCACAAGAACCAGAGATCTGCCTGATCGAAGGTTCGGCCTTCCACGCCGGAGTGGCCAATTACTGGGATCAAATAAAAGCAGGGGCTGAAACCCCGGACATCGAAACGATGAGAGAATGCTCAAAACGGATAATCGAGATTGAATACTACAAGACCAAAGAGCCAATCAAAGTGAGGATTGCGAAAGCCGATATTGGCGAGTACGAAAAAATGGGGTGCGAAATTGAGGAAACGGTAAAGGAAGGCAAAGGCGGACGCAAAACGACCACCTACAAGGCAACCCATACGGTCGATTCGATTCTAAAAGGGGTTGTGGACAACTTGGCAAACTACACCGTTGAGCGCGACCAATACAGCTACAAGCCGGAACTTATCGAGCAGGCATTTATCGCGACTACCAAAGACCACGAAACTGGAATCGATAACCCGTGGCCGTTAAAGATGAGGATCGACATGGTAGCTTTGACCAACGAACCGAACAGAGTGATTGTGGATCACAAGTACAACGGAAAAGACCCGGAAGTCGACGAGGAAGGAAATGCCAAGGCAACACCGGCGATGATTCTGCAGGCGGCGGCTTATGTAAGCGCCAGCCACGCGATAACCGAGGCCTTAGGACTAAAGGAAACAAAACTAACGACGGTAATCTTTGACATTTTCAACAAGAAAACTGGGACAATGACCAAGGTTGAAATAGAGATCGGTGACAAAGAATTGACAGCGTGGTCGAGGATTTATTCGACAGTGCAGCGCGAACTTTGGCAGGCCTATTCAGCCGGCGACTTTGATAAAAACTTTCTACCAAACCCTGACGCGATGTTTAACAGTGACGGCTGGAACGAATTCATGAAGGACATTGACTACTCGCTGGAAGGGAAAACACGACCAGAAACTGAAAACAAACAAGATGACTTCGAAGCGTATGATTTATAAATTCTTACAATATCTGTGGCGCGTTCTTTTAGGCGCGCCACCACGCCAACCGGAACTGCATTATTTTAAGTGTATGGAAAATGTCGAGGTGGCAATCGACTGGGGCAAAAGACAACTGACATTCAAAGGCGAAAAGATAGTGCGAGCAACCGACGATCAATCGGTTTGGATAAGGCACACAATAAGGCAAAACCGTGAGAGTGGTAAAATTCAAAAAGTATGAAAGGATTTGAAATCAAAGACCAAGGAATCAAAACGATGATCGGACTGATTGCTGAGCTCTGGTCAGATCCAGTCGAACAAACCAGAATGAGAATGTTGATTAAAGGAAAGCTCGAGCAACACTTTGGTGAGGCGTGGCACGACAAAGAACACTGCCTCAACTGCGGAAGTTTGATGAGGGCTTACAGCTTTACTCTTTCACCGGCAGTCGCCAGCACCTTAAGGAAGCTGGGAGACGCAGTGCGGAACGAAATGCAAAAAGGCAAGACATTTACCGAGGCCAACAAGCTCTACATCAGCGGAATGGACGAACTGACCGCCACGGAATGCGACCGCAAAACAATTCTGAAATACCACGGACTGCTCGCGAAGGTTAAGGACGACGGCAAACAAAAAGACGCTGAATGGGCGATCACGACTTGGGGCTGGGCGTTTCTACGGGGCGAGCCAGTGGCAAAGAGTGTTAAAGTGTGGCGAGGTTTGATACAATCAAGAAGCGAGGAAACAGTAACAATCGGCGAGATTTTGAAAGATCAATCCGACTGGAATAACGAACCGTTTAATTTTGAAATTCAACAAGGCCAACTTATATGAAACCAAAGCAAAAAAACTTTTACACATTGCGAGAAGTTATTAAAATGAACTTCCTGCCTTTTAAGACAGTGACCACACTTAAAAAGCTGATCAAACAGGGCGATATTATGGCAGTGCGTAACCCGACACCACGCGCTTATTTTTACATCAAAGCTGAGGAGGTGGAACGGCTGAAAACCCTAAAACAGTTTGATATTCAGTATCACAAAATGCAGTCAAAAAAGCCGATTGTTAAGAGTAAAAAACGAGTTATCCACACAACCAAAAAGATGAAAAAATAGCTTTGTAGTATGATACAAAAAAGGATTAAATTCAGTATTAAAATAAGACCCGCAAAAGAAACGGACGACCGATGGTTTATTCCTCCAAAACCAGAGGGTGGCTCTTAATACTGGCCATGATCCGTCCGTTTCTTTTGCGGGTTTTGTAACAAAAAAAGAGTATGGAAAACATCGAGATACGCGACCTTCGCCGCAAGCAATACTTCATGGTTGACGACGAATACCTGAACGGTTATGCCCGACTGTGCGGAATAGCGGCAACCGGAGTTTATACCTCACTTTGCCGGCACTCGAATAAAGACCAAAAGGCGTGGCCGTCGATCCTGCTTATAGCTCAAGAGTTAGCAATTAGCGACCGGACAGTTAAGAGGGCAATCAAGACATTAACCGAATGGGGAATCATAGAAACCGAGCGTTCGAGAAACGAAAAAACCAAGTGCTGGAATGTCACAATTTATACTCTAAAAGACAAAGTAAAATGGAAAGCAAAACCTCTCGAAAATAACCGAATTAAGAGCAAGCCACAGGACACCACGACCTATAGAGCCACAGGACACCACGACGGACACCCACAGGACAAAAACGACAAAAAGCCACAGGACACCACGACCTCGAAAGGATACACAGTAGGTACTGAAGGAAACACATATCGTCTTGCGGAAGGCGAAAAAGCAAAACAACAAAAGACACAAAAACCTGAAACGATCGCGGTTGAAGTGATCCGAGAATTTAAAGAAGCCGGAAACGAAACATTGACTTACGGAAACATAACCCAGAGGACAGCGATCGAACGACTGGCTAAAACTCACGGCGAGGATAAGGTGAGGATTGCGACGCGATATGCGATCTCACTCCAAAAGGAAACCTACGCCCCGCACATATCCACACCACTCGAACTCGAACTAAAGTGGCAAAAGCTTAGAGATTATTATGTGCGAGAAAAAGGCAGAAAAGGAGGGATCGCTTTCGTGAGCTGACAACTTGATAACACTTTGACAAACAAAGTGGTATAATAAAAACAAGAGAAATAATCTTAACCAATATGAGCGAGAGAAAAAATTGTCAGAATTGTGGCGGCTACTGCAAGTCGGAATTCGAGATGTGCTGGGATTGCTTCCAAGCGAAAATGGCCAAGGAAGGCCGGATGTGTACCTGCGGAAAATTAAAACAACCGCACTTCGAGGAATGCCGAGAGTGCGGATTTAAGAAACGCAACCGCACGCCGTATGAAAAACAAGCCTTCAACGAATAAAAAATATGGTACTCCATACAATGAGCGGGGTGGTGATCACCGTAAACGAACAAGAAGCGGGAATGATTGCCAAGGCGATACAGACCAGAAACAGCCATGTGGTGGTGCGCGGGGCAATGATCCCGACATCGAGCATCGCTCTTTATCCGGACGAACTCTGGCCGGAAAATCAAAACCAAGGACGCCTACACGACGGCACGCGGGTTACGCGGAAATTCGGTCACTGGACGGACATCGCGGACAACAAATTAAAACTTGATCCGACTTATTATCCCGAACTGGAAAAGGACGAAGTGCTTACCGAAATCGAATGGGAACGAGCGAGACTGAACGCGCAAAGCGGAGAAGAGGCTTATCAAAAAGCGATCGAGGCACGGAAAGTTAAACAGATTAAATAAATAAAATATGTTCGACAAAATAAAAAAGGCCATGGAAAAACAACCAAAGAAAAGCAAAGAGCAAAAGGACTACGAGGAAAATCAACACAATCAAAAGAGTGAAATGCAGGCCACCTTTCGCGAATGCGTTAACCGTATGCGCGATATGGGCTGGCAGATGCAGCCGGTCTGGCGACACATTAACGATACCATTCCGAACATTGCTGCGGCCGAGATTATGCTGATGCCGATTTCATTTGATCAACACCAACAGATTGAGGAAGTGCTGGAAAAGCAGAAAGCGGTACAGGAAGGTACAACCAGCACAACACCAGACGAACAAAACCAAGGCACAGTAGTGTCGGAGGAGGCAACTGTGGAAAATATACCTTCCGAGGACGAAAAGCCCGTATAACGCAAAATGGAGGCTATATGACATTCAAGATAATCGACGAAATGGTCGAAGCGATCATGGACTTAAAAGATTCCAATCCGGCTATGGGCTTTTTGATAAGCACGGTTGAGGCGACGCTCGCCTTTGCCGCGGTAAGCATAATACTCTCTGTGATGATTCCGATTTTGGTGGTGATTGTTTTGGTGATCGGAAAAACCCTCTTACCGGTTTCGATTCTGATTTACAACACGCTAATTAAAATAATTGGATACTAATATGGCGAAAAACATCCCTTCAAAATATACGGCCGCCGCCCTCGCTATTTTGCTTGGGACGATAGGCCTTCACCAAATCTACTTACGCAACAACTCAACCGGAGCAGTCTGGTTGATCGTGGCGATTCTGCTTTCATGGACGGTCGTGGTTCCCGTGACTTTAGCCATGATTGGATTACTACAAGGCATCAGTTATCTGTTCTGGAACGAGGCGGAATGGGAAAAGAGATTCAGTTAAAAATAAACAATATGGGACGAAAGGTTTATATTTGTTTTAGTGTCCCCGGAGGAGTCGGAGTAAACAACAAGGGTTTGACTTGGCTAGACGAAACCGAACATCCGGTGCCAAAACTAAAAATGACCGGACAGCAAAGTTGGACACCGAAGGCCAAACGATATGTTCGCTGGAAAGCGCTCGTGGTAGATTCGCTACTAAAAGCTTACATGCTCGAGCAAGACAATAAGGTTTTTACACGACGCGTGGCTCTGGGTGGAAAGCCGATCCCGAAGTCACAAGTAAAGTCGCACATGGAAATCTATGCGCGATATAAAAACTTTAAGCACCCGGACACCGAGAATGTATTCGGATCGATAGCCGACGCGCTTTTTGAAAATGACACGGCGCTCTCTGGGAGTTTTGATTTTGTGATCGACAAGGAATTTAATCCGGAAACTTTTGTCCAGTTGATAATCGAGGTCGAGGATGAAAAAGATAATCTTGTCGCGGTGGTAGAAAAACTACAGGAACTAAACGAAATGAATAAAAAAAGACGCCGGAAACTTCCGGAAGGTGTGGTTATTGCCGGCGACGGAAAAACATTGATTCAACTATAAAATATGTTAAGAATTAAAAAAACTTACGCAAAGACAAAAGTGGCAGGCAAGACCGAATACCAACGAATAGCCAAAGCCCCGCGCAAAATGAATCTGGACGGCGCGTGGTCGATAATGGAATTAAGAACCGACAAGGCAGGGCGGACACGGTGGGAATTGATAGCTGATTTTTACGACGGCGATCCGAGACACGAAAGCACCATGGCGAATATGATCAAACTTTTTCTTGAGCAAGACACTGAAAAACTAAAAGCGAGATTTGGAATTAATGCTTCGTTCAATGAATAGTGGGTTACACCCCCGCACGAGTGGGCGATTTTTTAACCTTTGGTTCCTCCATACTCCAAAGGTCTCGTCCATTCTTGCTGGAGTGCAAGCGGTTACTATTTTTGACAATATGCAAACCGAAAAACGACAACTCAAGGATCTGCGCAAGGCGGACTACAACCCAAGGACGATCACGCCCGAAAGCCGGGAAGCCCTGGCGAAAAACCTGGCGAAGTACGGCCTCCTGGAGCCGATCGTGGTCAACGACCACAAATGCCCGAAATGTGGCGACCGACGGAACGTGATCGTGGGCGGACACCAACGGGCGGAAGTCGCCCAAGACCTGGGCATAACCGAGGCCGAGGTGTCGCTGGTAAACCTGCACATCGCGTATGAAAAGCTACTCAACCTCTCACTGAACAAGAACGGCGGGGAATTCGACACCCCGAAGCTCAAGCGGGTGGTCAAGAAGATCACTGAGGAAGCTCCCGCGGACATCCTGCTCAGCGGTTTTGGCGAGGAAGACGTCGAAAATCTGATGAGGCCGATCGACATCGACTTCGACGTGGCCTTCGCCAAGATCCCGGACGACGACGAAACCGAGGAAGGCCAGATGAC